TGCACGTGCTTGAACGCTCCTACGACCTCGATCTTGTCTTCCATCTGCCGTTCTGTAAGTGCCATCGTTTATCTCCTTATGGCGTTGGACTGTCCGACCCCTTGGTGTGGGGTTAATCTGTGAAGTAAGACACATTAAACCTAACCTGAAAATTAGAAAGAATATCGGCCACTAAAAATTCCTGCGCCGCCGCTTCATCAGACTCCATTATAACAAGCGCAGTATCAGCCCGCTCGACCCTAGCAACAAGTGTCTGACCAGCGTCACTACCAATATTGCTTGTGAAACCAATCATTTGCCCAATGGTTCCAACTGCAAAGTTTTGAGTTGCGCTACTAGATGTAAACGGCAAACCCTCTAACCGAAAAGTGCCAGACCCCCCGGAAATAGAGCTAAGAACTAAAATCCCAGAAGCGTTAACAAGACGGCCTATTTTTGTGTAGTAGCCAACTCGAAGGCTATAGCCTACACTGGGCGAACTTACGCTGCCATTCGCAGTAGGCGTCCAAGTACCCTCCTCATAGTCATCCAGCAGGTTCGCGGACCCAGTGCCGCCGAGGTAGACGCCGCCGGAGAGGTAGAGGTCTTTGTAACGAACCGATGCGTAGCCAAGGTCAACAGCAGCATCAACAAGCGCACCTGCACTGCTGTCGTATGCGCTTATAGACCTGTTTGCATCAACGCAGCGAATGCCAGTATTTCCCGTTGCAACATACAAGTCGCCAAAGAGTGTCCCGATGCTCCCCACAGAGGAGCCATCTTTCTGCACATCAATAATCGTGCCATCAGAGGAAGCACGATTGGCCGTGAATGCCACAGCGCCATCCGCATAAGCATTAAGATCGGTAATCGTCACGCTATCAGGAGGTACAACCGTCTGAACCGCAGGCCCAAGATGCACGACGTAGATGTTATCGGTGCCAGACGGCGGGGCCGAGGTGAACGTCAGGGTCGTCCCGCTAACGCTATAGGCGACCGTCGGGTCTTGAATGACGTTCTCGACAACAACCCGCACATTGTTCGTGGTCGTCGGCACAGACAGCGTGAAAGCAACGGTCGAGCCGTTGCCGCTGAACGTGTCCTTGACCGTATTGGTGTAAGCTACCGCTGGGGCATTGCCGACATACGACATCAGGTGATCTCCAGAATAGACATAACAACATCGACTGAAGAAGCCGTGTCCGACTTGACCTTCAAGCTGTCGTTTGTCTCCAAAACAACCTTCTGGTCGCCGCCGATAATAACAATCGAACCACCGCTCGGAACCGGTGCCTGCTTAATCAAATACGTGTCGTTCGACCCGTCATTGACCGTCGCGTCAACCAAGACCTGAGAAGCCGTCGTGTTCGATACCACCAAACCAATCACCGTCACCTCAGTAGAAGCACCTACCGTGTAGCTGCCAACTGCCGTAAGCGACGTGCCGATTGAGCGGGAAAGTTTGCGTTTGAAACTGTTTGCCATCTACCTATCCCAATGCAATAGCAAGCGCCACCGCAGTGCCCGCTTGGTCTACGTCCAAATTAGTACGAGCGCCTGCCGCCGTGGACGCACCCGTACCGCCATCTGCAACCGCCAAATCAGTAATGCCCGTGACAGAACCGCCCGTGATCGAAACACTCGACATCGCAAGGTTTGCAGTTAGATCGCTCACCGCTGCCGTCGCACCACCGCCGTCAGCATAAATGATCTTGCTGTCGCCATTGGCTACAGTGACATTTCCGCCGGAACCCTGTGTAAACACCGCACTCTGTCCAGAGTTATTGTACACAAAGTAAAGTTTTTGCGCGCTGTTCGGAGAAATGGTGATTGTGTTGGTTCCAGACGGCGAACCGCCCAAAACTAGAACTTTATACATACCATCTGACAAGGTGCCGTCAGTCGTGGTCAGCGTATGAGTAGTGCCGGACAAAGCAATCGTGCCGACGCCCGACAAGACACGGTCGATAATTTGCAAGTTTAGGTTCGTGGTATTACCCCAAGCACCCGACTGTTCGCCGGTTGCAATTAGTTCGATACCATTTCGCGTTGTGTATGTACTCGGCATTTAATTCTCCTACGCCGCTATATCTGTCCATCCGGGGGACTGCGATGGTGTGACAGGCGACCAGCCGGGGCTTTGTGAGGGTGAAACCACAGACCAGTTCGGCGTTTGGTTTGGATCGATTTCACTCCAAACAAAAACCGAGCCCACAAACCCAGTGGCCGACACCCCAGAAATAGATACATCAGCGTCAGCTTTAATTGATACAATACCAACATTTCCTGTTGCAGCCAAGCCTGTTGTTGGAACGTTCGCATCAGCAGAGGTGGTGACCGTTCCAACTTGGCCCGTTCCAACTACGCCGGTAAGAACAACCGTTGCCTTACCTTCAATCGCAACCGTGCCAACCTCACCGATAGCTGCAACGCCTATCGGGATAACATTAGCCGCAGCGTTTATTGTAACAGTGCCAACGCCACCTGTGGCAGCAATACCCGTAACAGGGATATTTGCCTGCGCGTCGACCGTAACGCTGCCAAGCTCGCCAGTTGCCGAAACACCCGTCGGGAAGACATTTGCCGCGGCATCAACGGTAACAGTTCCGACACCACCTGTGGCAGCAATACCAGAAACCGGAACGTTCGCATCGCCGGAAATATCGACCGTGCCGACATTACCAGTGGCTTCCGCGCCTGTGGGGAATACGTTTGCTTCCGCAACGATTGATACGCTGCCCACCCCGCCCGTAGCTTCAAGGCCCGTGACAGGAACTTCGGCATCGGCCTTAACCGTAACAGAACCAACCCCTCCGGTGCCCGCTACGCCAGTCGGGAATACGTTTGCTTGGGCAACAATAGATACGCTGCCAACGCCGCCGGTGGCTTCTAGGCCAGTAACCGGTACGTCTGCGTTAGCTGCAACAGTGACAGAGCCGAGCTGGCCAGTGCCCTCAAGCCCGGTGACGGCAACATTCGCTGCCGCATTGATCGTGACAGAACCAACCCCGCCACTGGCTTGCAAACCAGTGACGGGTATATTGGCTTCTGCGACTACTGCAACGGTTCCGACCGCACCTGTAGCGGCCTCTCCCGTGACGATTACCGGGATCGGTTCGCCCCAAGTTCCTTGGGACCATGTTCCGCGTCCCCAGCCCGTTACAATCGCCATGGGTCATAAACACTTAGGCGATGCGGATGATTGCGTTAGAAGCGTCCGCAGTAGGGAACTGGATAGTAAAGTCGCCCGCAGTCGAGGTCTTGTCGCCGCCGAAGGCCAGAACAACAACCGAATCCGTCGTGCCCGAGCCGCCGCCCGTCGTCGTGTTGTAGATCAACGCGCCGTTGGCCGTGATCGTCGCCGCCGAGAAGGTCAGGTCGTTGAAATCGGTGAACGCCGTCGTGCCAGAGCTTGTCGGGTTTACGTTTGTCAACGCCGCACCACCAGCCGAGTAACCAGTGCCCGAAACTTCGTTCGTTGCGCTGTAATCGGTGGTTGCTGCACCAAGAGTTGCGGAGCTTGTATAAAGCGCCAATTTAAAAGTGTTTCCGCCAGAGCGGAAGTCGTGCTGTCCCTCAAGCAATTGCTGCTTGAATGACGTACACATTGCTTGAGTGATCGCCATTTTAAAGTCTCCTTATCGCGTCAGCCAGTTCAGGATGCCCTGCATCTACCAAGGCATTGTACACAGTGGTACGGTCGCTGCGAATAGCTTCTCGCATGTAATACGCAACAACCACCTGCATGTGTTTTTTAAACGCCCGCGCTTGTTCGCGGATCGCTGGATGTGCGCTGTCAGACACGCTAATCAGCTTGTCGACGCAACGCTCCGCCACCTCGTCTGGCGTAAAACCACGCCCCTCAGTCGTGTGAACCTTTACGATAGGTTCTTCAGGCATTTCAAAGTTCAACTTAAACATCACTGTTTCTGCCTTATTACTTGGCCAACACGGTAATCCTGTGTGACCTCTTTCGCTTCACCAAACATCTTCAAGCCCATCAGGCTTTCTTGGAAGCGTTGGTTATAAAGAGCCATTACATCTTGCTCGCCCTTCATGAAAATATAAGCCTCAACCAACGAGCCATACAGCATCGAAAGCTCGGCATTCTCACTGAGCCAAGTTGTGCCGTTGTCTGCGCCTGCGGTCAGGCTTGCAGGGCGATAGAAGTAGTGAAGCTCAACAGCGTAGTTGCTGTCCGGCGTAGGGCCGACGATGAAGTTATTAATGTCGAACTGAGCGTAGTAACGAGGCGCTCCTGTGTCCGAAGCGTCAGGATTGAACGCCTGCACAAAGTTGACGTCTTTGAAATCCAAGAAATTCTTGTCGCCATTGCCATCAACATAGCTCAATGAGTAGGGAGCCAAGAAATCACTAGGCGCGTTCAAATATGGGTTGCTTGCAGTCAGTGTCGCCGTCTGATTACGACGAAAAAGAGCCAGTTGAACCATCTTCAAGATGCGTTCTTCCGCGGCACGGATGAAAATAGGGAGATTGTTCACGAAAGAGGTTTCCGTGTTCTCCGTGTAGTCCTGAATTGCGGTTTTTAGCTGACCATACGTAAAGCTCATGTCGTCACCACCGTCACTTGGCCCACAGAGCCGATCATTTGCGTATCAACCCCACGATAAGGGAACCCACCACCTCCGACAGGCACATCAAGCGGCTCTACACGGTCCGGGCGGGCATTTTGAAGGGCTTGGGGGTCTACAACCTTGCGAAACGGGCCCAATTGCGGGTGTTTTGGCTCATATTCGTCCGGTCCCACAAGCAAACCATTCCACTCCCGCTTCATTACCTTGTAAGGGTAACGAAAACCGGAGCGGTCAGATATTGCCCACGAATCTTTTCCGGAAGCAAACTTAGCCATTTACCCCGCCCTGTAGTATTCGTACTTCGGAACGACATTGAAGGACGACCGATCCCGATCTTCCGTCGCCGCACGATCAAATTCCTCTTCGTAGACCGCTTTTAGCATCTGAACACGGTTCGGAGCGCGCTTTAACGCGATGTAGTAGGCCAAACCGGCGGCCAAACACGGATAAAACCGAAAAGGCATGTCCATTGTGTTTGTATATACGTCTGCGTCATCCATCCGGGTAAGCGCATCGTAGATCACAACGTCCGTATTGTTCTCTGGGGCAGGCCAAATCTTCAAATTTGGCGTCAATTGACGGTCCAAAAAGAACTGATTTGGGCGACCTTGCGTTGTTTTGGTCGGAATATTCAAGTATTCGTCCCGGCTCAGTCGTTCGAGCGAGTAATCTGTCCCATCCCGACGAATAATCACCGACAAAACGTCGATAACGTCCGTACCAAGGTTATAATCGCCGTCTCCAGTGACCAAAGACAGCGTCCGCTGTTTAATCGTCCACTGGTTAAGGCCACGATTTGCCCAGTCGGCCAGCATCAAATTGAGCGAACGCTTCGCCGTCTTCAAGTCGTAGCCCGTGCGGACCTCAAGCCCACACCGTTCAAACGCCTCTTCGACATAATCGGCGACGTCTAGCTCAAAATTTTTGCTGCCCGACGTGGTCATGACCTTTTCCTACTCTTCTTTGCCGTTTTTGCCGACTGTTTAAATGCTTTAGCCGTCGGAGCGCCTTTGCTTCCGGGCTTTCGCATCTTCTCGCCAGAGCCAGCGGCAATGCGCTTACGCTTTGCGTGGATGTTTGCGTATAGTCCTTGCTTGGCCATTACGCATTACGCACGGCGCATGAGGTTTTCACCGCGCCGCCTCCACGCATTTTCTTGACCATGCCGCCACCGCGCATCTTTTTGACTGCGCCGGAGCCGCGTGTGCGACCGCCCATCTCTTCTTCAGCCTTATTCGAATTGCCGCGCATTCCTTGGGTCGTCTTCTTACGAGGTTTCATCGCCATTTTTCAGTCTCCTGTAAAGCCATTGCCG